TTCCAGATGTAGTTACTTCGACCAAAAGCTAGCGGTACGATCTTGAAATCGTCTACGTTCTCTCTATACAGCTTGCGCCCGGAGGGGCCTTCTACAGGCTCCCATGTATCTACTCTACGCTCTGTATGTAGAACGTCGTGTACAAACGCCCAGAACCCAAACCTGTGCGAAGGTCGAGTGCCTTCGGGTACCGAAGTTAGTGGGCCGTTTGTACCACCAAGAACACTAGTCCAGCGACCATCATCATTGAATGTGTACATCCAGTAATCTGCAAGCTTGGGGTCATCTTCGTCACCCGTTGCTACTATGGTCATGAAAGCTTGATCGCCATCTTTGAACCATAGTTCTTTTCGTAGTTCCGCCGAAGTTTCCGACGAAGTACGCTTATCTATTCTATTCTGTATTCCACTAATACCTACCATGGATTTCTCCTTTACCAATAATTTCTATCTTTTAGAACCATATCTAGTGTATCACACTTTCGTATGTCTTGTACATCTTTATAAGGCTCCGGAATCTTTACATAAGAAACTCTAACACCCTCACCTAAGACTGTCAAGGCTTTACCCAAACCAATTTGACCGGCTTCATCGTTATCAAAGCACAGTACTACTTCCCCTACTGAGAAATCCTGTAGTAAATCTGCTTGGGCTTTCGACATGTAAGCCCCGAGTAGGGCTACTGCGGGATACCCCGCCTGATCTAACCACATGGCATCTAATGGGCCTTCTGTTACATATATAAGTGGTACTTCGTTTATTAGATGCCCACCGAAAAGTAACTTAGACTTTTTCAATGATTGGTTATACAGGTACTTTGGGAAGCCCTTCTCTCTTCTCACCGCCCACCCAACAATACGTGCTAGTTCATCCCGTACAGGAAAAGCCAACCCGTTCTGTCCGGTTATTCCACATTCCCAACGCTTCAAAGTTTTGACTGTGAATTGCCTATCAAAAATCCAATCAGGTACAAATTTAATATTGTATGGGAAATCTACTTCCGGAAGTGTGGTTAGTTCAATCGGCGCATCATCGAAGAATGAGGTATCTATTATAACCTCATGATCTCCTATGAAACTATCTACTTGTTTACCCGATAAGTTCAGATATCTTCGTAGAAACGATTTGAGACTCCCTTGACCACACCCCCGAAAGCAAATCCATACACCTTCTTCTGTGTTGATTGAACACGAGTCATGTTGGTCAGTATGAAAGGGACACCTAATGGTGAACTGTTCTACTCCTACTGGAGTATTCAATCCTGCTTTTAACAGGACTGCTGACCAATCAATCATTACTTACGTGCCTTCCGATCTAGCTTATTAGCTCTAACAAAAAGCACTACTTCATTCTCGTAACCGCTAGAATCGCTAACTCGTCCCCGGCGAATATCGGCTACCGTAATCGGTACAGACAGTTTCCCCGGCCCTTTGCTCTTAGCGGTTTTAACGACAACACTATCCTAATCTTGCTTCAAACATGCGAATAATTGCATTTCTTTCCTCCTAGAAAACGTCATCTATTTCCTTTATTTCGCCTTCATCAACGTTCCACAAAAAGGTACACATATCGACCGGTAACTCTCCATCTCTATACTTCTGGAACTGTATTGACCTGAGATTATCAGAATCTTCTACCATGCACATAGAAAGTGCAATATCGGAAGCACGAATAAGAGCATCACCAAATGCTACTTGATCAGCACGAGGAGGCGCAAACATATTTGCCGCATCTCTCGTAGCCTGTGTGGATACCATAATAGTTGTATCTTGGGCTAAAGCCAAGTTTTTGAGACCGTAGAATAAACTATGATTCTGTTCCCATGAAGCTGAATTCTTCATGGCTGTGGACACCAGATACACACCATCAATTACGGTAATGTCCGGAGCATGTTTTCGTATTAGATTAGCTATACTGTGAAGAGAAATACTATCTTCTCCACTTATATGATCACATATTAATAAATTTTTCTCATCTAACTCAGTTAAAAACTTAGTGTACTTCTCTTCGTCAATCGGACTACCTGTTCGTAACGCTCTATGAGAAAGTTTATATCCGCTTTTATTCCCCATTATCACATCCATACGCATATTAATGGCTTTTTTAGTCATTTCTGTAGAGACTAGAAGTGTTTTGTACCCATTCAGGGCGGCTGTCGCAGCAATATCTACGCACAACCATGTTTTACCTACCGTTGGTCGAGCAAATGCTGATATAAGGTCTCCGGGTTGCCACCCTACGCCCGTAGTATTGATTGATCGGAATGGGGTTTTTATCCCTATGAGACCGTCACCCATTTTGCGTAGGTCACTGCGCTCCTTCCAATCCTCTAATCTATCTAGATTACCTGTATCATACTCCTGCACATCTTCATCATATAACACTTCAATATCATTTAAATCATGAAGTATTCTACCCATTGCTTGTTTAGGATTCTCTGTAAGCAGTTCTTTATTAGAAGAGAATGCTGCTACAACCTTTCGAAACAATACCTGTTTCTTAAACTCATCTTGGGCATATACAAAATCTACTGTAGATGCATCCTGACGAAGTTTAGAAAACTCCTCTAATAAAATTGTCTCCGTAGGAAAATCTCTGTACTCATCAACATACTTCTGTATAAACATATAAGCATCTTTATGCACAGCAAAATCTTTTTGCGGGTGCCTAAATATTTTGTAGTTATCTGAATCACATAAGTTAAATATCAGGGCGGATTCTATAAAATTAAAACTATCACTATTCATACTAAACTAGTCCTTTATCGCATCTAAAACTCTGCCGTAAGCGTTGTGTATAAAACTGGCTACCCCATCTTCGTTCGCCGCACTCGTAGCAGCATCATGGGCTTCTTTATATATTTTATACGTACCTATTATCCATGCTTTTCTGTTTTCTCTGTGTTGAGCAACAACTCTGAACATACCCTCTTCGGGGGCTGCTCGACTCGTTAGATCAGTGTAAGGTATCTCTTTGGGTTTGTCAATTTTCTTCATTCCAGTTCTCCAACAATTTAATAGTAGTAGCTAGCTTCTTTTTATCGGATGCGGTTGGAAACCACTTCGTTTCCAAGTGTATCACAATTCTCCAGAGGTGTCGAATTTTTGCATCCCCATCCAATAAGACCCTAGCATACAAATCCGGTCGTTGACAAGTGGGTAAATAAGCATGTATTCCCCCCAATATATACATTATATGCACATCTTTCCGACCTTGTTTTACTCCACTATAGAAAGCTCCTACCAAGGGGTCAAACTCATATTTTTCTATGGCTTCCTTCAACGCTTTAGCTTCTCGTCCTATGAACGTAGGACTTTTATACGTGTTTTTAAATTTATCTTCGTAAAACTGACTGAAGATTTTGTAAAGTGTTGGAGCATTTTTAAATTTAGGCTTGGGGGTAGTTACTTCCAAGGAACTTTTGTCTGACATGTTCCCTCACTGACGCTAAGGAGTTCTCAGGAAATTGTGTTTCAAACTCTGTATGTATCTCTTTTAAGGAATGTCCTGCCTGTCTTAGTGATAAGAAGGCCAGTTCTGGTTTAGTGAAGTTTAGAGAATCTAACAAATCTTGTACCTCTACTATAGCTAACCAATCTTTTGGTTCTTTCAGGAACATTTCTTGTGACAGCTTCTGTGCCGGGAAATCATCATTCAAATAATCATTCACAAACACCTGTCCCAGATATGATGCTTCATTATTCAAATTCCGTTTAGACTTAGCAGCAAGAGTTCGAATTGTGTTTACCATAGTCGTATGTAAATAGGTATGAAAAGTTACTTGCCTCTCAGGATCATATCGTTTAGCTGCCTTTAAAATACACATCCTTAATTCCTGAGCTAAATCATCCCGATGTAATCCATTAATTTTATATGTTGATATCATTCTAGTTATCTTGGGTTCCCATTGTTTTATTAAAGCATCATCAATTTTCAATATGTTGTTCTTTCTTATACTTGTTGTAACATTGATTGTTACAGAACGCGTGTTGATATTTTAATTCGTGGGCACGGCGTACTTCTGATTTTAACCTATAAATGGTAGAAGTGCAATAGTCACAGGATATTTTTATCCATCTATTCTTCTCTGAACATTCTTTAGAACAGATAGGTCGCTTTTTCATCCTGTTCAGGATGGCTGTGTTACATACTTCGCAGTATAAGACAGGGTGCAACCTAGGGGGATTTGTATCCAGCCCTCTACGGTTCAGAATAGCCCATACTCTCTGCTTGGTAGCTCCTAGCTCGGCAGCTATTTCGGAGACCCGCATGAAGGGGTACTTCTTACGGAGCCTTACTACCCTATTTTTAAATTTCACTAAAATTCGTCTGCGGTTACTTGACTTTCTTCGTAGGCTTTTACCCAATCAGACATTAAACTTTTGAACGTAGCTACTAAATAATCTTCATCAACATTTCCGGGTTCATCGGTTCGTTTTATGTATGTAGATGCTGCCACTACTCTAGTCCATTGTGCGTCAGTTAAAGATATTGTTATATCTGGCATTAGTGTTTCTCCTTTAGGTCTCTAACTTCTTTTCGTAATTTTTTAACTTCGTCTAGTAATATAACCGATAAGCTATTATATTTTACGGCTTCAGGATCGCCATCTTCATTGTACTGAATTAATTCTGGGTATATCTCATTAACTTCTTCTGCTATTAATCCTATACCTGAAGCATTATCAAATTTATAATTAAAACTTACTGGTCTTAGTTT